TATTTAGTCGAAACGGGTGCAGTTAAATTCGATACGTATGCTATGCAGTCGAATCTATACGCAAGCGCCCCGCTAGAAATTATCACGAAATGCGATTCGCAAATCTCAAGTGCTTTCCTCGCCCAATTCGCCGATTTAGGAAATACGGAAACGGGGGCGAGGTCAGTCGGGGAAATACATTTAAGTGTGTTTAGACGAGCGGCAATTAATCTATGCGACATCGTAACGAGTACGATTAACGGCGTCGATCGTCGGGGCGGCGGTACAGTCGGGCGGCTCATCAAATGGAACTACGGAGCGGTTGACCCGTCGAAGTTACCGAGACTTGTACATACGGGACTTGATACCGATGATCTCGCCGAATCATTGAATACATTACCCGCTTTAGTAACCGCCGGGTTATTAACGCCAGACGATGAACTTGAGAGAGCGATTCGAGATCGACTAGGAGCGGGCGAACTTCCCGAGGATGCGCAACGATCAGCAATCGAGCGAACTATTCAAGCGAAAGGCGGGGGCGGTGTCTCGGCGCTTGCTGAAACTTTAATTAGGCGGCGTCGAAATGGTTAAGAATCGAAAACGAAACTTCATCTCGCATTTGATGACACCTGAAAAATATAATCATATCAATTTTACACCGCCGAAAGCCGTTCAAGCCGAAGCAAAAAAAGCGTTATTGGTTCGAGCAAAGAAACCGAAATCACAAAAGGGTTTAACTGCTGTCGGGATCGCTCGAGCGAGAGACTTATCAAATGGTCAAACGGTTTCACCCGATACGGTTCGACGTATGCTTTCGTATTTTCAGCGACACGAGGTCGATAAGAAATCGCCAAAATGGTCGGACTGGTCAAAAGGTCGTATCGCATGGTCGGCGTGGGGAGGCGATCCGGGTTATCGATGGTCAAATAAAATCGTCGGTATGATGAAAAGGGTTGATGAAAAAATGACGAATAAAACATTAAGAGCATATAGCGAAGCGATCAAAGTCGACATCGACATCGAATCAGATAGAGACGATGGCTTGATCGTTGGTCGAGCATTTAAAACGCTCGCACTGGGTCAAGTGACGAGTCGAATGAGCGGGGATCAAATCGGTAAGGATATCGATCAAGATTTACTCGCCGAGCTTGTTCGAGTTTATAACGAGCGAGCCGAAGTCGACCCGGTTGTCATCGACTGGCAACACGCTACTAGTCCATTTCAAGGCGGGCAACCCGCACCGCCCGAAAGCGGTAACGCTCTCGGTTTAATCGTTGGTTTAGAACTCAAAGATGATGGCCTGTATGCGATCCCCGCTTATAATGAACGGGGCGTCGAGGTCGTACAAAATGCGGGCGGTGTCCTTTGGTCGTCGCCTGAGTTCATAACGGGCGATGTATATTCAAGAGACGGCGGTACTAAGGTCGGTAATGCTCAACTATTAGCGATTACGTTAACGCCTCGACCCGCACAATCTAACAATAAAATCGATCGAATTACATTAAGCGAAAGGGCAGATATGAACATCGACGACATGAGTACAGACGAGCTTAAAAAGGCGCTTGCCGCTAAAGATGAGCTAGTTAAAGAGCTTGAACAAACGCTCGCAGATATGAAAGACGAAGCCGAGTCTTCGATCGTTTCTAAAAATGAAGAGTCTACGAATGAAGACGAAGACGAGACAACTCTAACCGAAGACGAAGACGACGAAGACGAGAAGAAAAAAGCGTCGATGAGCGAATCGACTAGTTTAAGCGAGTCGATGCTTTTATCTGAGATTAACAGTTTAAGAGAAAATAATGCTCGACTCAACGAACGACTCGAAACAATCGAAGCCGAAAAGCGAGAGATTGAATGTAACGACGCCGTTAAAACCTTACTTTCGGAGGGTCGTATTTCACCTGCCGAAGCCAAGTACGCCAAAGAAGCTTGGACGGTTAAAACTGTACAGCCCCATTTCTGGGCGATGTTTAATGAACGACCCTTGAACTCGACCGTACCATTAAATCAAATCGGACATGGTGCGAGCGGTCAAGAGATCACTAAAACAAGTTTAAACGAGTTAGTAAAAGCTCTCGAAAAAGAAAAGGGCGTTTCGTATAGCGAAGCATTAACTCAATTTAGAAATGAAAATCCCGATTATTACGCCAAAGCGTACGGAGTATAAAAAATGTCAAATACAGATAATATCGTAACAATGGTCGCCGTCGAAGCGATCACCGAATTCGCTCTTGTTTCAGTCGACGTCAACGGTAAAGCTTCGATCACCGACGCCGCTACCGAAAACAATTGTATTGGTATCGCTCAACGGGCTTGTTCGGCGGGTGATGTCGTTGAAGTAAAAATCAACGGTGCGAAAAGCCGAGCGATTGCAGGCGGTGCGATTGCACCCGCAACGATGAATTTATTGATGGCGACAACGGCGGGCAAGCTTATCGCCTTCGCAGGCGGTGCGGGTGATTATGCCGTCGCTTATATGCTACCTAACATCAATCAAGCGTCGGCGAGCGATGGCGATCAAATCAACGTCGTCTTCACTGGCCCGAGTAACCGACTTAGCTAAGGAATAAAATAATGGCTTCATCATATACAAATTTACATCCTGTCGACGAAATTTTAAGCGCCCTCGTCGTCGAAACTGTACCTAGCGACGATCAACTGATCGCCGACAAAATCTTCGAATCGATCAAAGTGCCAGAGCGAAGCGGTACTCTACTCGTCGAAGCAACTCGAAACTTTATGGGAGCGGGTGCGGGTCTTGATCTTGAGAGAGCGCCCGGTTCAAGCCGAGCGACTATCGGCGGTTTTGATCGTACCTCACAAACATTCAAAGCGTTGATCTATTCTGCAAATGATAGTATCGCTATGGAAGATATTCTCGACAGTCAATATCCCGGAAGCGAGGAAGCTCGAATCGCAAAAAAGGTCGCCAGAGTAATGCGACTAGCAAAAGAGAAGCGAGCCGCCGATCTACTTTTCGGAACTGGTAATTTCAATAATGATAGCGCCGCTAATGAATTCGGCGGCGAGTTCGACGACGCAAACGCCGAGCCGTTAAGCGATCTTTATGATCTCAAAAATACCGTTTTCGAAGCGGCTCATGGTATCAATCCCGACTCTCTCGTTCTGGGTCATAAGGTATTTAGAACTCTCGCAAAAAATCCCGAGGTTCGAGGGTTTGCGGGTACAGCGTCGGCGGGTCTTTCAAGCGGTTCTCGTATTCTCGCAAATGAGGCGGTTATACAAGTTTTACAAGACGTTTTAGGCATACCGAACATTTATGTCGGCTCGGCTCGTCAAGATACCGCCGTACCCGGTGCGAGTTCTAGCGAAGGTTTCATATGGAATCAAGCCAGTATCTTTATGGGTATTCTTAAAGGCAGTGATTCAATCGTACAAAAGTCGGGTAATGTAAAAGGTATGCCAGTCGCCGCTTTAAACTTTGAGTTTAGCGGTATGGTAGCGGGTCAGTACGATTCGCTCGATCGTACTCGTCGATATGTGTACGCTGAGGAAGTACAGAAGTTTCACGCTGTAGATTCGACATTAGGTCGAATTATTACGACTTGCGTTAACTAGTGTATGGACTGTTCATGCGGTCGCCCGATGATCATCGGATTAAGCGAGAAACGAGACGACGCTGATAGAAAGGCGATTGACGATTTAACACGTCAAGCCAAAAGTCAAAGCGGGGCGATCGCTGAGCTAACAAAATCTAAAATCGAACAACTTCGAGCCGAGGTCGCCGCCGAGCGAGCCTTCGCCAGTGCTTTAAAAAAGTCACGAACCGAAGTTATAAGCGAGTTAAAAAAAGCGTTGATCCGAATCGATCCGACGACGCTTGCGAGTATGTCAAACGATCAATTGACCGATTTGATATTACAAAGCGGTTTGGCCGGTGCGATCGATACGTTTATCGACCAACAAGATAAAATTAGAGACTCGATCGGGGGAGCGTTAAACGCTGTCGACCCGACTTTTAATTTTGATTCAATCGCCCCGCAAATCGACACTTTACAAATACAAAATACAAACGCTGTATTTGATGAGATCATTATTCCGAGTTATCAAACATCGATTCGAGAATCGCTTCGTAATATTGCGATGGAAGTGCCGATCGCCTCGGCGATGTCGAATCTACAAATACGGCTTTCAAAATCAGAAGGTTCGGCTTTGACTGAAGTACGAACTAAAATATCTCAATATGGTCGAGGCGTAACCGCCGTCGCCGCAACCGCCGCCGGGTTAAAATATAATTTATACACTGGCCCGAGGGACGGTATAACCCGACCATTTTGTCGAGAGTTAATCGATCTCGTCGTTTCAGATCAACAAATGAGACGTTTAAACAATGATCAAGGGCTTGCCGTTGTGACGTCGGGCGGTGGGTATAACTGTCGGCATAGTTGGTCGCCAGTGACAGAAGGTTTTATAAAAGCGGCGAAATTAACGAAGGCGTCGAACGCTGATATTACGAAAGCAAATGCAAAGGCGAAGAGATGAGAAAAGCGATAACGAATCAGAATCATCGGTTTATATGGTCGCCTCAAGTACCGTTGACTGGTACGCCGAGCGTCGTAATTGATACGGCGGCGGGGATTAGTGAAAATCTAACACGATTTACGACTGATCTAACAGTTAACGCTATCGCCACCGATCGACGTACATTAACACTCGACAGCGCCCCGGCGACATACTATCGAGAACAGCAAAACGGCTTTTTAATAACGAGTAGCGATACATACTACGCCGTCGTTGTTTCACGACTGGGCGGTACGACTGCAATATTAGCCGAACCTTTATCGAGAGACATCGATCTAACTAATACAGCGACTCTTCAACTAGCGACATCATACGTCGACATATTAGCGGCTAGTATTGCGATGAGTGGAACGTTTACTTATCGAGTTAATTATACTGAACTGAACATGAGTTCGAGTAAACAAGAGCGGGGACTTTTCAAAGTAACGCCTCGCCCGTTTAACCCTG